CTGCTTTATCGTGTTTGTTGTCATCTTCACTAGTTAATTGATTTAATATATCTTGCATTGAGTCAATAACATTATTTGAATATTCTTGACCATCTTTTTTTGTTTGATTATCCATTTATTTCACCCCCTTAACAATCTTGTTCTAATAATTCATTATGATAATAACACTCATCAAACATTGTATGAGTGCAAATTAAATCACTATCATAATAAATTGGTTGTTCTTTACTTGCTAAATAAGATATTAAATAATCTCTTATATAAATTAATATTTTCATTGTTACCCCTTTATTTTTTCTTCTATTTTTTTTGTATTTTCTCTATGGTCTTTTATTAATTTCTCATTTCTCTCGGTCAATTTTTTAATAAGATGTTGTTGCCGTCTTATTAATTGACTACGCATAATATGAGAACTAGACCTAATAAAATCACCATAAAGATACGTTTCTATAACCAAATCAAATACATTTTTATCTATATCTATTTGTACATATTTTTCTTTATCTTCCATTTCAATAAATACATTTCCATCGTGGATATATTTACTTCCGATTTCACCCGCCGGTTGATCGGTTATTGAAACACGATTAATAAAGTTATCGTATTCTTTTAAGGTAATATTAACGTATGCACCTTTTTTGTTATCTTTCATTAATTCCCCTTTATGTTTAATTAACTTACTAATAATATATTATTGTAAAATTTATATTACAAATCATTAATTAAATTATTTTTTTTGTTGTGAATAGTTGGAAGATTTAGTTAGTAATTCCTATTGTCTTTCTTCTGCAATTTAAACAACTACCCCCTATTTGATTAAAAAAATATCCTATATGTCTATATAACCTGTTATTTCTAGTTTATTTCTGATTAAACCTTATAAACATTGACTAAATAACTTTGTCCTATAATAGCTATTATGTTGCGTTGTACATAAATAAATGCAAATATCAATGCTGACACCACCATTACGATACGATACACCTTAATTAATCTATGGAAACTATACTAAAAATACCTACTATATATTGTGTACTTTACCAGACTTACTACATATAGTAGGACTACTATCACAGTAGTATCTATTCTGATCACCAATCTGTTTTAGTGTATTGTTACACTCTTTACATACTTTCAATAATGATAAGTATAATTAAAAAAATAATATTGATGAATAGTTCTAACCCTGTGCTACGCCCAACCCAAACCGAATTAACTCCATATCGCAGCAGTTATAAAACAAAATGTAGAGTAATAGGCTATTACCCTAGTTACTATGGTCCAGCTAGTCCACTTGCCCTGATGTTGATGATCTGATATTTCTTTCCTAAGAGCTAGAGAAATATCTTGTTTGTTGTTGTCATAATATCATATGATTATTAATATGCAAATCATCTAAGGAAAGTCCTTAGATTCGTGTAGGGGTACACGATTAGAAAAGAATATGCTTGAAATCATATAGACAAAGGTATGTGTTGATTTAAGTTAATTCATTTTCTTTCATAACAGTAAATGGACAGACTGTACGGCAAGAGGACCTAGAGCAATCTAGGTTCTTTTGTTTATTGACTATAAATACATTATGGTATATAATTAAATTACTCATTTCTTATGAGTATCAACTTCCCTGTTTGATTAACCAATTGCCCTAGCTAGACTAGGGTATGGAAAGAAAAGTATGGCAGATATAGAAGCAGTTGATTGTGATCAGTGTTTACAACCTACCTGGGCTGATGACTTGTATGATGGATTATGTTCTACTTGCAGTCAGAATGATCTATCAGAGTTCTTTAAATAAAAAAATTTTTTTTATGACTTAGGTTCTTGTAAGCCATCAGGTGCATTACGACCTTTAATACGAGGATAGGTTTTTGGTTTGTGATTATTACAATATCTATACTTGTTATATTTTGAGATAACAGTATCACAATTCTCATCAATACAAATCCTTCCACTACTATATGAAGTAGAGGGTTTGTAATTAGGATATTTATTTCCTTTTATATAATCACTCATACAACATATAGTATAGGAGAAGATATGCCAGGTAAAGGTTACTCATACAAAAAAGGTATGAAAAAAAATAAAGGTAGAAAAAAGAGAAGATAATGGCTGAATGGCGTGGAATGAAAGTCAAGCTAAATAATCCAACTAGGATTCAAAAAGGCGAACCAGGATATGGTAGAAAGAAATTTAAAGTTTTTGTATCAGATAATGGCAAAGTCAAAAAGGTTATGTTTGGTGATCCCAATATGGAGATACGAAAAGATAATCCAAAAGCTAGAGCTTCATTTCGTGCCAGACACAAATGTTCTACTGCCAAAGACAAAACAAGTGCAAGATACTGGTCTTGTAGGATGTGGTAAATGCCTTTTGTAAAAAGAGGTAAATATTATTATTCTCCAAGTGGTAGAAAATATACAGAAAAGCAGGTAAAGTTATATTACGCAACGAATGGATTTAGGAGAAAATAATGGCAAAAGTAAGTTGGATGTGGGGTGGCAAAAGATATTATGGCACTCTTATCCCAAGTAGAGAAACAAAAACACATAGGTTCGCTAGAACAGAAAATGGAAAAATAAAAAAACTTCCTAAGAAAAAATAATGGCAGAACGAAAGTCTTGTGCCAATCCAGGCTGTGAGAAAAAATTTACAGCTAAACACAATAATAAAAAATATTGTACTGTTCAATGCAGTCGTAAAGCACAGCACAAAAGAAGTAAAGCAAAAAAACAAAAAGTATTTACTTCACAGATGACTGCTACTCGTGGTGAACACTACGAAGATTATGTCAGAGATTACGCACAAGCAGTAGAGAAAAAACTTATACAAAAACAAGATGTAGCTGAATTATTAGGTGTACATAAATCTTTAATAACAAAAATGCACGAAGCGTATTTGTTAGATAAAGAAAACTTAGAAAAACAACAATCTTGGGCAACACCAAAAGAAGCACTTATAGCTTTAGAAAAGTTTGAGGATTTTAGAGATAGATACTTTCAGACAGAAACAGGCGATCCATACGAAACAGCAGATTTTCATAAAAAATGGATAGCTAGTATTTTACAAGCTATTGATGAAGGTGGCGAACAAATGATACTTAGTCCACCACGACACGGCAAAACAGACTTGCTTACACACTTTGCTGTATGGCAGATTTGTAAGAATCCTAATGTAAGAATTATGTGGGTTGGTGGTAATGAGGAGATAGCTAAGAATGCTGTAGGTGCTGTAGTAGATCACTTAGAACATAATGAAAAACTTATAGAAGATTTTTGTGGACCAGGACAAACATTTAAACCTAAGAACAGGTCAGGTAAGTCTTGGACATCAGGACAGTTTACTATTGCTACGAGAACTGTTACAGGTATTAAATCACCAACAATGGTTGCTGTAGGTAAAGGTGGTAAGATACTTTCTCGTGATTGTGATTTAATTATTGCAGATGACATTGAGGACCACGGCACAACTGTACAACCTAGTGCTAGAGAACAGACAAGACAATGGTGGACAACTACTTTGTCATCTCGTAAAGAGGAACACACAGCTATTGTTGTTATAGGTTCAAGACAGCACCCAGAAGATTTATATAACTTTCTTTTAGAAAACCCACAGATGACAACAATCGTAGAGGAAGCACATAGTACAGAGTGTGTGTTGCCAGAAAACGATATTGAAGTACATACTGACTGTATGTTATGGGCAAGTAAGCGTAGTTACAAATGGTTACTATCTCGTTTACAAGCTGCTGAAACAACAGGTGGTAAAGCAATATTTGAAATGGTATATCTTAACAAAGCATTTGTTGATGGTATAACAATGTTTGATGTAGAGGAAGTAGATAAATGCAGAGATGTTAATAGAACAATAGGACACATACCAGCAGGTACGCAACTTATTGCAGGACTTGACCCTGCTTCTACAGGATTTCAGGCTTGTTTCTTATGGGCTGTAAATACTGATACAGGAAAAATGTATATGGTAGATATAGAAAATGAACGAGGTGGTGGAATTATACAAGCAAAAGAAACAATAAAAAAATGGTACGAGAAATATAATCTTGCACATTGGGTTATAGAGGAGAATGGTTTTCAGAGAGCAATACGACAAGATAAAGATTTGAAAGAGTATTGTGCAAGAATGGGTATTTATTTAGAAGGACATCAGACACAAAAAAATAAATTTGATCCTATCTTTGGTGTAGGAAGTATGAGAGAATTGTTTAAAGAAGAACTAATTTCTTTGCCTTATGGTAGTGCAGAAAGCGAAACTAAGAGTAATATATATCGTAGGCAATTAATTTATTTTTCTACAGGTGCTAGTAAGCAATCTGGTAGAAATAACAAGAGTGATGTTGTTATGGCTTCTTGGTTTCCAATGAGAGTTATAAGAAGATTGCAAAAAGAAAGATTAGCTGAGGTAGGATTAGATTATAAGCCAAGTTTTGGAGAATGGAATTTAAGCGATATGAACGAGAGCCCTTGGGGATAGAATGACACCAGAAGAAATACAATACGCTATAACACAGTTGCACTTTGATAATCAGAGTGCTTATACAACTAGAGGTCGTGTTCGTGCAATTATGAATGGTGGACCTGATGGTATTCTTGCATTGTTAGGCGACCAACTAAAAGGTTTTCAAGATTTTCAAATACCTGTACCTAACTTAATGATGTCAGGATTAGAACACCTAGCACAAAAAATAGGTCGTATTCCAAACTTAAAAGTAGATGTACCTAATGGTAAAGATTCAGATAGAGCAAGACAAAAAGCAGAAAAGATTGGTCGTATAGTAAATGCTTATGATGAGGTACAAAAACTAGATTTACAAATGCCACAAGTAGGTAGATGGCTACCTGGTTATGGTTTTTCTGTATGGGTTATTAGAGAAAAGAAAGATGCTAATGGTACACCATATCCAATAGCAGAACTTCGTGATCCATATAACTGCTTTCCTGGTTACTTTGGTGCAGATCAACAACCAAAAGAAATGGCTATTATTCGTAGAGTTCCTAAAGAAGCACTTGCTAGAACATATCCAAACGCTAAAGACAAGATTATGTCTAAAGAAAAAGATGTTTATAACACAAATATTCTTGGTGTAGGTAATGCGTATGCTTCTGCTTATACAGATTCTTACAATGGCTCTTGGGCTAACAGTAATGGAGATGGCGATTTAATAGCAGAGTATTACAACTTAGATGGAACTTATATATTCCATATGACATCAGGAACTATTCTTGACTTCATACCTAACCCACTTGATAGTGGTCCAGCATTTGTTATTGGTAAGAAATTTGCTTTTGACAGAATGCAAGGACAGTATGACCAAATCATAGGTCTTATGGCTTCAATGGCAAAGATTAATGTGATGTCAATAATAGCTATGGAAGATGCAGTATTTACAGAAACAAACATATCTGGTGAGATAGAATCAGGACAATATCGTAAAGGTAGATTTGCTGTTAACTATCTAGCACCAGGTACACAAGTAAGTAAACCTGCATCAAATGTTCCTTATCAGATTTTCCAACAGATAGATAGAATAGAAAGACAACTTCGTGTTGGTGGTTCTTATCCTGTATCTGATGATTCACAATCTCCACTTAGTTTTGCAACTGGTAGAGGATTAGAAGAATTAGGTGCATCTATGTCATTAATGATTAGAGAGTATCACACAGTTATGGCTGATGCTATAGAGATGATAGATGCTAAAAGATTAGAGTGGGATGAAAAGATGTATGGTGGTAAGACAAAAGCATTGTCTGGATATAAAGATAATACTTTTTACTCTGAAACATACAATCCAAGTTTAGATATAGGTGGCTCATACAAAACACGCAGAGTGTATGGAGCTATGGCTGGATATGATGAACCACAGAAGATTGTAACAGGGCTGCAATTACTTCAAGCTGGAATTATTGACAGACAAACTCTACAAGAAAACCTTGATGGTTTAGATAACTTAGTGAGAGTAAACGATAGAATTACAAAAGAGAAAGCTGATAGTGTATTGTTTGATACATTACTAGCACAAGCCCAACAGGGTGATCCAAAGGCAACTATGGCTGTTGTGCAGATAAGAAAGAATCCAGATGATATGCAAAATATCTTGGATAAATTCTTTACAGCAGAAGAACCAGAGATACCAATGGCTGAACAAGAATTGCTTGGGGGTGCGACTTTACCACCACAAGGTCCACCACCAGGCATAGCACAGTTATTACAAGGATTAGGTGGATAATGTCAGTTAATAAATTATTTGCAGATATAGTACACAACTCACTTGGTGATGTAGATGAATTAGGTGATGATATATTAATGGAAGAAGAAGTATTCCAACCAAGAATGTTTCAAGACCAAATGCCACCATTAGTGTTTCCATTTGGTTATATGATAATCAGCTCAACTTTTATGTATTATGATGATGAGGAGCAAGATGGCAACGAGGAGTTCTAGTAATAAAGGTACTGATAGGAGAGCATTAAATGTTCCACCACCAGCAAGAAATACACAAGATAATACACAAGCTGTAAGAAGAATACCTGGTGTTGCTTTTGGTGAACAACAAGCATTAACTGAACAGCAACAAGCTGCACCATTACCAAAAGCTACAACACCACAGGCACAATCTGTTGCACCAAGGCGACCAATGCCACAAATGGATATATTTGCAGAAACACAAAGACCATCAGAACCTGTAACAGCAGGACTACCTTTTGGTCCAGGAGTAGGTCCTACTGAACCTGTTGCAGATGATCCTGATATGTTACTTCGTGCAATATACTCTGTTTATCCAGACCCATTATTGTTAAGATTGTTGAGAAAATAAAGTGTATGTTATATCCAGAAAATCCTAACTTTGAAGATGAGTTTGAAGCAGAAATAAAAACTAAAGACCAAAGATTTAAAGAATTAAAATCACAGTTATCAGAAAATAATAATTTTAAGGCAAGATTAGCTAACAAAAATTTACAAATAGCTCCTTATATTCCTAGCACAATACCTGCTGGTATGGGTTTATTAGGTCAAGACATAGAAGATGTTGACCCTGCTGTTCTGCAAGCAGTTGCTTTGCAAGTTCAAAATCAAGATAAAGATTTGTGGGATAACATTACAGACAAATTTAAAGGAGTAGCAAGAGGAACTTTTGCAGCTTTTGATGCAGGTTTAGATTTTGTTAAAGGACAGTTGTTAGGTAGATTTCCTGTAGAGATTGGTCAGAGATATTCTGATAAGATAGCAGAAGGCAAATCAAGAACAGAAGCATTAGGAGAAGTATTTGATGAGTTTGATGATATAAGAAAAAAAGTAGGAGATACTGCTTTTACTATGGCAATTCGTGAAGCTACTAGAGGTAGAGAAGTAAACTTAGGTGAAGGTATTATTCCACAATCTACACCAATTAATGAAACAGATGAATATAAAGAATTAGTAAAAAGAGGTGTTGCACCTGAAAAAGCATTAGAACTTGCAGAACAAATAGTTGGTAAACCAATTACTGATATAGCAAGACAACAAGCTATTAGTGGTGTTCAGTTCAGAGGAGAAACTAGAGCAGGACTAGAACAAGCAGGTTACACGCCTGAAGTTACTTTAGGAAGATTATTTGCAGAACCATTAGTCGCTATGGATGTAATAGAACCAGGTACTAAAGGATATAGAAATATGTCTGGTTCTGTAGATTTTGTAGGAACACTTGCTTTAGACCCTGCTAACTGGTTATTGTTTGGTGCAGGAGCAGCAGCAAAAGGTGCTAAAACAATTAAGTATGTATCAGAAGCACAGAAAGCACAAAGCATAGCAGGAAAAGCAAGAACATTTGTAGTAAGTGCTGATGGAGTAGCTAATGTTCAACAATTAGGTGCAGTTAAAGGTGGTATTAGAAAAACAATATTAGAGAGGTTTCCTAGACTAGGTGGTTTTAGTGTAGAAGGTTTTTTACAAAGTAAAAAAGGCGATGACTTATTAAATTTCTTATCACAAAGTAATGATATAAATGCACCTGCTGGAAACATAGATGTATTAAGTTCATTACTACAAACAGATGATTACGCAACATTAGGTAAAATATCAAGGTCTGCAAACAAAGATGAAATGTATGGTTTGTTAAATGATTTTTTTAGTGGAAGGGTAGGAGAGAAATTACCAATACAAACTAAATTATTTGACAGTTATAAATTAGGTAGAGGTCCTAATAGAGCAAGTCAAATGTTTAACAAACTAATAGATGCACCTGAAGATTTAAAACAATTTGGTAGAGGACCTGCATTAAGATATTCAAATCAATGGTCGCCACTTGTTAGGTCATTTAGTAAATTATATGAACCAGGATTTGATCCTAATAATATGAATCAATCATTTGTTACTTTGCGTAATATGATGCGACAAATGGATATAGACCCTAAAGAGAGAGCAAAGATATTAAGAGATTTTGTTGATGATGCAGAGTTTGGATTGATGAGAAGCGAAGGTACAGAGTTAGCATTAAGAGAAACACCATTAGCTAGAGTTGGTGATGAGTTGATTGAAGAAGCTACATTAATACGACCACCTAGTACATTTCAAGATGCAGATACAATATTCAAAGCTAATATTGCTGCTGTTAATGCTTGGAAATCTAAACTGTCAAAAGAAGTTGGAGATAACGAATTAGCAGAAAAGCTGATTGACAACATTACTAGGATATATACAAAAGAAATAAAAGAATCAGGTTTAAATTTTGTTGATGAACAAGGACAAGCATTTGATATAGGTAATGCGTTAAAAGCATATGTTAATGATGAGATAACAGATATACCTACATTTAGACTTGAAACAGAGTTAGCACAAAATTACATACCAACAATAGCACCAGGTTTATTAGTGAAAGCTACAAACATATTTAAAAAAGATATGTTAGGTAGAAATCCACTGAAAAAATTTATTGCACAAGGAGAAATATCAGACAACGCATTAGAGCTAATGATGGATAAATACATATCAGGTATATGGAAACCTGCTGTATTGTTACGAGGTGCTTGGACTGTTCGTGTTATCGGTGAAGAACAGGTAAGGTTGTGGGCACAAGGTTATGATGGTTTGTTTAGTCCAAGAAGATGGGTTGCTTTAGCAACAGGAAAACCATTAGATCCAACAGGCACATTAAAAATATTAAAAAAAATAGATGAAGGTGTGTCAGATAAACAAATAGAAAATCTTATATTTCAAGAGTTTCCTAACTTACCAAAAAGATTTAAGTATCAAGGTGAACAAATAGGGATAGTACAAGCTATAAGAAAATATATGAACTCTGGTGATAGAGAGTTATTAGAAATAGTTAACTTAACAAGTAAAGAAACAGATGTTATGAGAGAATTTTTTGAAGCCATTAACAGCACTACAAGAGGTTGGCAAGGATTAAGAAAAACAAATCCTAATATGGCAGCTAAAGGATTTGCTATATTTAATAAAAGTTTACCAGATCAAAGAAAAGGTTACATAAACAGTATGCAGACAGAGTTTGACCAATTAATGAATGATACTCTAGCTGTCAAAATATTAAATGAAGGACCAGATGCTGCAAAAGAATTTTTATGGAAAACAAGATTTGATGAAAATTCAATAGCATTTCAAATATCAAAACAAGATGAGTTTTTTAATTCTATATTTCAAAACCAAGATTTTAGTAACAAAATAGTAGATTTTATTAATGCAAGAATACACATAAAAACAGGTGGAAAAATAGACAAAACAACATTAGCAGTATTGATACCTGGTAATAGTGAGTTAAGAAACATACTTAAAACTGGTAAATATAAAGATATAAATATTAAAAGTATGGGTACAACTAAAGCAGCAAGAACACAATATACAAAAATATTTAATGAGTTTGAAGATGTACTACCTGCATCACTAAAAGGTAGAGGTGGTACACAGTATGGTGAGTTTGCATTTGAAAGCAAGTTTGGACAAAAATATGACCAACTAATAGAAAATATGTTTTATTATTTTATGTCTGTACCAACTAACAAATTATCAAGAGGTCCAGTATTTAAACAAGCGTACTGGAATAAAGTTACATCTTTAATTGCTGCATCAGATAGTTCTGTAAAAGCAGGGATTATAGCTAGAGCAAAACAAGCTAGTGTTGATAGTAAGTTAATTAAAAAAATGCAACAAACACAACCTGCTAGTTATGAAGATGCTTTGTTTAGATTTAGAGGAACTGCTACTGATGCAGGTTATGCAAATTTTGATAAGGCATATGATGCTATAGATGAAGTATCTAAAGCACACGCATTAGCTGAAACAAAAAAATTACTTTATGATTTAAGTGAGAGAACAAGATTTTGGGAAGCTACTAGATTAATATTCCCATTCGGAGAAGCGTTCCAAGAAATTATATCTACTTGGGTAAAGATACTTGCAGACAACCCAGCTCCTGCTAGAAGATTTCAATTACTTGTGCAGAAAGGTAGAGAAACAAATCCTTTTGAAACTGAAAATACAGACAGAGGATTTTTCTATACTGATCCAACAACAGGTGAAGAAATGTTTACATTTCCAGGTTGGGGTGGTCTGGCTAATAGGTGGATGGGAATACAAGAAGATGACCCAATACAGTTAGAAGCATCTGGTTTTGCTAAAAGTGTAAACTTAATAGGTCAATCATTTTTACCAGGATTTGGTCCATTAGTACAAGTACCTGCTGCGTATATGTTAAAAGGAGTTGATCCTGAAAGTGATATAACAAAATTTGTGTTTGGTGATTTTCCACCTGAACCAACAACTAATCCTTTAGATTACTTTACTAGATTAATACCTTATCCATCTTGGTTAAAAAAAGTTATACAAGCATACAATTTAGACCCAGATGAGTATGGAAGATTACAAAGTAACACAACAATAGATGTCTATAACGCTTTGTATTATGCAGGTAGAGTTAGTGATGCTACATATGATGAATGGAAAGAAGGTTTTGATTTAGCAAAAGAATATGCAAAAACATTAACATTGATTAGAGCAGCAGCACAGTTTATAGGACCAACAGGTTTTACTCCTAGATGGGAAGTGTTAGGTGATACAGAACAAGGTCGCCAAGTTATATTAGTATCTGCTTTATCACAAGATTATAGGGAAAGATTAGAACAAAATAATGGCGATCAATTTCAAACAACACAGGAATTTATACAACAATATGGAATTGACCCAACAGCATTGTTTGTTGGTAAATCATCACAGATATATAAAAGACCTGTAACTGTAGAAGGTTCTAAATTTTATAGAGATAATAAAGAATTATTTGAAGAATACAAAAGCACAGCATACTTTGCAAAACCTGATGACCCAACAGGAGAGTTTAGTTATGAAGCATATTTAAAATCTATAGAGGAAAAAGCTAGAGAACCATTAACAGTTGAACAATGGAGATTAGTTCGTAACAATATATTAGGTGCAATAGCTTGGGAACAGTTTATGTTATCCTCTGCACCAGGTATGAAACCTTATTGGCTTAGAAGTGATGACCAAGCACAAGCAGATAAAACTGCTAAAAGATTACAACTAAGAGGACAGTATGTTGGTTGGGGATATGATGATATACCAGGAGTTGCAAGTGGTGCTACTTTAGATGTTATTATACAAGAGTTTTATAGATGGAAAGATAATGAAATATTATCAGAAACTGAAGCAGGAAAAGGTTTATCATTATACTTGAAGGCAAGAGATAATGCTAAAATGGAATCAGAAAGATTAGGATATGGTCCTGAATCATTTAGAAGTGCTAGGGCTTTAGGTAACATTAGATTGTACTTAAACGACTATGCAAACTATGTGATAGAACAATATCCAGATTTTCAATACATTTGGAATAGCTATTTTAAAAGAGAGTTGTTAGAAGCTGAAAGAGATGAACAAATTAGGCAAACTATAAGGAATAATTATTAAATGACAATAGAAGAATTTATACAACAATTAGAAGCATTAG